ATTTAATTCTTCCGTAGTAGCTGTAACGCCATAAAGTATATTTAATTCTTCCGTAGTAGCTGTAACGCCATAAAGTATATTTAATTCTTCAGCAGTAGCTGTAACGCCATCAAGTATATTTAATTCTTCAGCAGTAGATGTAACTTCTACTCCACCAATCTTCAGTGTAGTAGCTTCAAGTGTAGTAGCTTCAACTGTACCAGCCACAAATGCTTCACTGCCTACAGTCCACTTGTCAGCAGCTTCATCCCACACAAGAGTTTTATTAGGTTCTGTGCCACGTTCAATCTCAATGCCACCATTCTGTGTAGGATCATCGCCATCGTAATTAGAGTTAAGAACAATCTGGTTATCAGCGAGATTAATAGTTTCAGTATTAACTGTAGTAGTTGTGCCTGATACAGTAAAATCACCACTAACAGTAAGATTACCACCAACAGTAAGATTATCACCAACAGTAAGATTATCACCAACACTAAGATCGTTTGTAATGGTTACACTATTAGTCAGACCAACAGTAACAGCGGCACTCTCAGAGCCACTTCCTGTTACTTCAATCTGATCAGCAGTACCATCAATAGTAGCTACGTAGTCTCCTGTAGTGTCTGTGCCTAGTTCTACAGAGTTAGGCTCAATAGTAGTAGTAAGAGTAATGTTCTCAGTACCATCAAAGTCAACACCCGTAGCTGTAACGTCACCAGACAGCTCAATAGTACGTTTAGTTTCTAATGCAGTAGCTGTCGAAGCATTACCATCAAGGTCACCAGTTACGTTACCTGTAAGATTACCTGTAAAGCCTGTAGTTGCTTCAATAGTAGTGCCAGTAATATCAGAAGCAGATGTACCACCAATAACAGTGCCATCAATAGTACCAGCGTTAATCTCAGCAGTATCAGCTACAAGGCTGTCAATGTTAGCTGTACCGTCTACATAAAGGTCACGCCACTCTTGTGTAGAGCTACCTAAGTCATATTCATTGTTTACATCAGGAATGATGTTACTGTTAATGTCTGCACTAAAGGCTACAGTATCTGTGCCTGCCTCGCCAAAGGTCAGATTGCCATTAATAGTAGCATTGCCTGTAACTGTCAGGTTTCCACCTATAGAAAGATTAGCAGAAGCCGTGATGTCACCAGCAAAGGTAGAAGTCTCATCTACAGTAAGAATGTCTGTTGTTACAGTGCCGTCAAAGAAGGCGTCTTTATACTGAACAGAGCTTGTACCAAGATCAAGTGTGTTTGTAGTCTTTGGAGCGACTGCAGAAGTAGACACCACAACGTCTTGGCCCGGACCAACCTTAGTAATAGGTGCACCTTCTCCTGAAGACCCGTCATGTTTGTGGCCTTCAGTAGCATTGAATGCACCTTCAATAGCGTCGTACTCTTCATTAAAATCAGAAGCATCAATAACTTTGCCGGTAGCAATACTATTATCTTCGTCTCGGCGTGTGTAGCCTGTCATAATATGAGTCCTTATTGTCTATCGTTCTGTCTAAACTCTAGAATCGCCGTGTCCAGAGTAAATGAAGGGTTAGTTGAACTATCTTCAATACGCATAGCTACAGTTTTACCAGAGCCTATAATGTTTCTAGCGTATTGTTTATCTAATACGCCCCCAAAAGTAGCAGAGCCAAACACTGCATTAGTAGAGCCGTAGAGAAATATAGCACTACCAGTACTTGTGATGTTAAAAGTAGTAGGCTGAATAACGTCTGTATTGGTAGCCTTGCCAAAATCAAACTTAAGGTTTACATCAAGAGACATAGTCCCTAAAGGATCAGCATATAAGATGAGTTTGTATACCGTCTTACGTGCTTGCGGGTCAGTAATAGCCATATAAGGAGACTCATAGATAGCCTCAATGACATCCCCATCAAAAGAAGAGCCTGTGTCTAACTCATAGACATACCCATCGTCGTTAGCAAATATGGTTGTCTCGTCATAGCCTGCTGTATACTTACTATCGCTGCAGTATGCTTTAATACCTTTTGTAGTAGCCCAAGCAATAGACTCTGCACCTTGGCTAGAAAACTTAGTAGCAAGAAGCCCTTTAGCAGAACTCTGCTGCTCAGACGGTACATATGCAAAGATACGGTACTGGGCTTTCTCACGTAAAACAATAGAGCTAAAGTTTGTAGCAGACTGCAGGAAGTTATAGGCGTCTTTAGCAATAGTATCAGAAGGAATATCTAAGCCAAAGTCACCAATGCGATCTGTTGCACTTAAGAGCCTAATACCATCAGGAGCAACATACATAATGTCGCCGCCTACTTCTTGAATAGTATCGCCATTAATGCAGCCAATGCGATCCGTAATAGGAGCAACAACAAAATCAGCGATTGAACTACCAGTAATACGCTTGATGCTGTTTCTGCTAAACACAATCAGTTGGTCACGGAATACCGCTAAGCCTGTGATCTGGTTGCCTACATTAATAACACCACCACCATTAGCAGCAGTAAAGTCGCTGTAGGTAGAGGGCGCAGTAAAGTAAAGACTAGTCTCTTTAGCGTAAAAGGTGGTAGTCTTGAATACAGCTATGTGAGAAGCGCCCTCAACATCCGCCGGGGTTGTAAGATAAGTAACAGTATCTGCAACATCATCATACACAAAGGGATAGTTAACGCTGTCTACGCCAAGGATAACATGGCCTGTACCAAAGTTTAACTCAGTGAACCGTACTTTAGCTCCGTTTAGAGCAGCCGTAGCTTTTAATGTCCAACCTATGCCCGTACTTTTATATACTTTACTGTAAGTACCATCACTACGGATAGCTAAGACCTCACCCGCTGCAACTACTTTAACCCCAAGTACAGGCTCAGTGCCGGGGATAGCATTACTATCAAACTTATCATACCCTCTAATCTTTGCGTAGCCACCCTCTTTAGACGGCTCAAAGTTTTGTAGGATAGAGGCAGAACCAACAGCTTGAATACCCTGCTGTAAAGGGGAGAGGCTAGAAATCAAGCCCCCCTTAAACTCAATAGGAAATGTCTGCCATGCTGTAGCCATTAGAAATGAACTCTTGTATCTTTAAGGTATTCGGTTCTATTAATGTGCAAACTACGTAAGTTCTTGATACCAGATTCAAACTTATCCTGAGCAAAGTTAGCTGCCTGCATATCCCCACGGAACTGGTAAACGTAGTACATAGCACCGTCTACAATAACGTGTCTGTAAGGCTCTGGGATGGTCGGGATGTCAGTAGCCTTCTCAAGAGTAAAGCTGTATGTGTAGTATTCATACACTACTTCATAGGCTTTATCCGGCGAAGGGACCAAGATAAGCTCTCTGCTAGGAGTACGCACAACGTATGAGGGCATACTTCTTATACTATTACTAGAGTTATACTCGCTGTACACGTATTTGTCAATATATTCTTCGTAGTTCATGGCTTTTAATTTACGTGTTTCGTTAGCATTAACATCGTCTTGCCGGATACGAAAGGTGTTGAAGTTAATGGTCTTGGCATCATAGGGATAGCTGTAACGCACAACACCCGGAACTAAAACCTCTGTTTCCTCAACATGGTTCCACGGCCACTCAAACTCTTCCTGATTGATATGTCGTACAGCGGAGTTGACTGCATCCTTAGCAAAACTGTAGTAACCAGTAGCTCCATCAAAGTTAGCCGAAGTTAACTCTACCTCATTGAGCCTTCTGTTTACGTCATTGACAAGACCTAAGTAGTTATACGCAGGCATTATTACTTCTCCTTCATACGCAGGAAGATAGAGCGTTCATACACAAGGCCGCTACCAGAGATGATCTTACAGTTAATTGTATATCTCACGTTGTTTGTGCCTAGAGAAAAACGTGCAGTAGCAACTTGACCAGAGATAGTACCAGTTACGAACTGTAAGCCATTCACTACGGAAGCACCAGTAACCTCAGTCTTGACACCTTCACCATCATAGATATACCACGTAGTGGCAGATAACGTGTCGTCCCTTAGTAAGCGTGACCAGTCTACACTGTAATCTACAATCTCATCAGGGTCTTTGTCGGGCCATCTATATGACATTTTATCTTCCTTATTATGCGGCGTATACTGTTGATCGTCTGTCTTGTGGTGTCAGCACAACTGTATGATTTTCTTTAGGCGAAATATAAACTGTGTTTCTTTCATCGTCTGGTGTTAGATACAGTATGTTTGTGTATACTGGTGTATATACACCTACGTTCTCTACAATTGAGACGCTATTTGTATTTATGTGTAGTGCTGCACTAGACAGTGTTGTAGCAGTTCCAATACCTATATCTTGACCTGTTAGAGTAAAGCTTGTATTGGCAGCAGCCAAACTAACCGTATTAAGAAAACTAACGTCCTGTCCAGTTAGTACAAATACACCAGCGTTACTAGATACTTTTCTTTTAACACGTACAGTTACATCTTGGCCCGTAACTGTGAATGTTTCATAATCAGCAGAGAGTGCTCTGTTAATTTTAAAGGATGTTGCTTGACCTGTAAATACATATTCTGTAGTGTTAGGTATAATAGATAGTTCAACACCAAATGTTACATCTTGTTCAGCTACCGTATAGCTACCAGATGTGGCAACAACTTTAACTTCTTTTAGCGTAGCTGCATCTTGACCCGTAACAGTAAAGCTACCTGAATCTGCGGCAAAAGAACGTACAGATGTTAGTGTTGTATTTTTCCCATTTACTGTAAAGGATACTAGACCAGCAAGCTCGGAGATTGCTTTAAATGCATCCTGACCTTCAAAAGTAAACGAACCTAGTCCAAGCGATATTCTTAGGTATTTAGTTAGGTTTGTTGCAGGAGCAGTGAGTGTGTACGTGCCTGTATTAGCCGCTAAAGATATACTAAATCTTACGTCATAGCCTGTTATGCTGTATGCCCCAGCATCTACAGAAAGACGTTTAGAAATACCAACTACAGCACTTTGCCCAGACAGGGTAAAGATACCCCTAGATGAAATAATGCTAATTTCTTTTACAGAGCCTGCATCTTTTCCACTAAGTGCGTAGTAACCTGTATTAGTCTTTAGTGGAATATTTCGTGCTGCATCTTGACCAGTTAGCGTAAACGTACCTTGATCAAGAGTAACATTAAGGACTTTAGTAAACGATACACTTTGTCCAGAAACACTGAAAGATGCATACTCAACAGCTTCAGCAATTCCTTTTGATGCAGCTTGACCTGTTAAAGTAAAGCTACCAGTATTTGATGTTATACTATAACTTAAACCAAGCGTTACGCTTTGACCTGTTACAGTATAGCTTGCATTGTCTACTGCTACATTAAGATTTTTAGTAAGTGTTACTGCCTGCCCACTTACACTGAAAGATACAAGTCCAGCGGTTTCAGATATATTCTTTAGTGCGTCTTGTCCAGTGAGTACAAACGAACCATGACCAGCAGCAATACTATTGTCTTTAGTAAAGTTTGCAGCTTGACCTGCTAAACTAAATGAACCATATTCTGCAGCAACATTGTTGTCTGTTGTTAGCGCAACAGTCTGGCCGGAAAGACTAAATGTAACTTGATCAGCGGTAACATTCAGAACTTTAGTAAAGTTTGCTACTTGACCAGTTAGGCTAAATGAACCTTGCTCAGCTAAAACATTAAGAGACTGGTTTAATCCTGTTGCCTGACCCGTTAAAGTAAAGCTACTATTGCCTAGCGCAACAATTAAGTTTGCTGTAGTTGCTACAGTTTGTCCAGTTAAAGTAAAGCTACCAGCATCAGCAGCAAGAGTATAACTTGCAGAAACAGTAAAGGTTACATCTTGTCCCGTAAGTGCAAAAGTACCTTGGGCAGCAGTTAATGTAAGTGCTTGAGCTGCACTTAGTGGACCTATATTTAAACTACCAAAACCAGCACTATCAAGGTATATGCCGTAATCAAATCCAGTAGATGCTACCGCAAGTGTACCGGAAACTAAAGTAGCTACTTCAGAAACTGGTGTATAGGTAAGTGTTACATTTTGTCCTGTAAGACTAAAAGTATCTACATCTGAAGTAAGACTATAGGATACATTTGCAGTAGACGTAAGTACTGCATCCTGTCCCGCAAGACTAAAAGCCCCTGTACCGGAGGTTAGGCTGTAAGACCCACTGTCAATAGCGTCATTATCACCGAGCGGTGCAGAGGCTAATGGTGAAAAACCTAACATGTATTACCTCTTATACTACGGTTGCAGATAATTCATGTACCCATAGTTTTTGATTAGTATCATTTCTGTTCGTAACGTAAATAATAAAACGAAGGAATCTATAATTATTTCCAGCATCGTATAAAGAAGATGCGGCTAAATCGTATGTATAATCAGTAGCAGTTGTCACAGCAGTTGAACTACTCTGTATAGTTTGGAAGGTAGGCTCATTGCTAGTGTTATAATACCATGCACCAATAACATACAGAGAACTAGTCCAGCTAGACGATGTTTCTAATCTAGCCTTTAAACGAATAGTACTAGAGCTTGTGTAAGCCCCTCCAGTAATAGGAATCTCAAGGCTTTGTCTAAATACTACGTTATCCGCCTGATCGTTAGATACAAAACAAAGTGCACCACTTTTATCTGAGTCATTATAGTACAGCATAGGCGAATGCGTTAAGTTAGTTTTTTCCGTACTTAATGCCATACCAATAGGCAAACCATCCGCTGTGTTACTGTTTGTGTGAATAACCAGATTTGTTTGAATAGCAGGGCCAGATGTTTCACTATACCTAAACAAATCTAAATCAGAGCCTACTTTAAATTTGCAAGAACCTGTTGTATAGTCACCTGTTCCCACATCAAGAATACCAAGAGATGCTATTGTACTTGTATTAAAAGCACTGCTAGAATTGTTTTTAATCCAAGCCGCACCAATACCATCTGTCCAACTTGTTGGATTCATTTTTGGATTAGACATGTATGGCGCTACAGATTGTGCTTCGTATAAATACTCTGGCCCTTCACCAGAATACGAAAGTCTACTAGACAATGCAGGACCATCATAATTATAAACTGTTCCGCTAAAACTTGGAATCATTGTGGATAATGTTGAAGTAAATAAACCGCCTCCATACAGACCATATTTCCAGAAATACGCTCCACTAAGAAGATTAACGTTAATTGTTGCTGAACTAGAACTAGAGCCAAGAATCAAACCTCTTTCAAGCATGTAAAAAGCCATACTTGTACCAAGATAATAATTCCCATTATCAGTTAAGTATTGTTGCAATTGGTAC